CTCCCCATGCTGTAGCTATATCTTCAATAGCTTTTTTAGTGTTTCCTACGTTTTGAGAAGCTACATTAAGCTCCATTTTTATTTCGTTTTGTCTTTCTGGATTTCCTTCTGCTGCTAAATATTCTTCTCTTAATCTTTTAGTATATTGACTAGCCGCAGAGTAATATGTTTTTCCTAACGAAAAACCAGTAGTGGTTAAATTTTCTATTTGAGCGTCAATCTTACCATTCATTTCATCTAGCTTAGCTTGTCTAACTTTTTTGCTTTTATCTACAGCTTCTGTAAAAGAAGTTAATCCAGATTCAGCCGCGTTCATCCAAGTCATAACCGCTGGTGGTTCTTTTCTAGCTCCTAAATAAGCAGCGTTAATTAACTGTTGGTTAGCTGTACCAGCTTTTAACTGTACTAAGTTTTTTTTGTCGTTATCTATTTTTTCCTGATAAGGATTATTTGGTTCTGCCATATTATTTTATTATTAACTAGTAAATACTCCAAAACCACCAGAGTGTTTATTTGTTTTATCATCAAACTCTTTTTTAAATGTCATTGGTTCAGTTTTATTAAAAAGACTTTCTTTTCCACCACCACTAAATCCTCCAGCGCCAGCAAAATTTCCCGCAGCGCTACCAAGATCGCTTATACCTGACATCATCGTCGCGTTTGCGTCTGCTACGTTTTGACCCTCTGCTTGTACTTCTGCTTGAGACATACCTAACTGTGTTGCTATTCTATCTCTTTTTAAATTATCAACTTGAGCTTGACCTTGTATTTGTTTTTCTTGTATATTACCAGCTTCTCCTCTTTCAGCTTTTTGATTAGCAGCTTCTTGACCAGCTATACTAGCTGACGCCGCTTGCGCTTCTTGATTAGCTGTGTTAGCTAAGGTTTGTGCTAAAGCTGCGATACCACTACTACCTGCAGCTGCTGACATACCACCCATTATATCTGCTCTAGCTTGTTCAGATTTTTGTGCTGCAAAATCCGCTGCCTGAGTATCAACAGTTAAATCTTCCATAGTATTCTCCATACCTTCGTATGGGTTTGTTATAGGAGCGTTCATGTATTTCTCTTTATCTTTTTCCATTTGGACCTTAGCATCTGCTTGTCTATCTTTGGCTTTGCTTTTTTGATGCGCACCAACTCCTATTTTAGTAGCAGCCACTGATCCAGCCACTATTGCTCCTGCTAATACAAACGACATAATCTATTTATTTTTATTGTTAATATATTCTTCATATTCTTCGTAATTTAAAGCTACAATTTGTTTTTCTAATTCTTTAACGTCTTCTATGTTGGTTGGATTTTTATGTACGTTTGTAAATATAGATTCTTCATTTCCATATATAACCCTTTTAACCCCAGGTTCAGACAACACCGTACAAGGTGCTTGGTATTCTTTTAACTCACCGTCAGACAGAACTGTTATATTTCCAGATAATAAAAACCATACGTGTAAGTGTTTATGTATAGCTCCTATTATAACCTCCCCTTGTTCTATCGTCATCTCTCTAATATAAATACTATCTGCGAACGTGTGTTTATACTTGTATTTTTCGTGATAAACTATATTACCACCGTTAGCTATTATGTTTTCACCATCAGCTAAACTTATTAAGGTCTTTTCCATATCTATTAACTCTTGTCTAGTAATAGATAGTTTTTTATTTTTTTCTAACTCCATAGATTTGATTAAATTACATCTATATAGTTACAGTTTTTTGCGTTTATTTACTACTCTCCGTGATGTCCACGGATATAGAGTACATTTCTGCCTCGTCTTTTGAATTATTTACAATTCTGAACTCAGCAAAGTAACCTAATAAACTAGACATGTTAGCTGATCTATCCTTAGCAAACATTATAAAATCACTAGCAGTAGGTAAAATTGTACCTGTTTGATAGTTTACAACTATCGTGTTCCCAGATATACTAATTACGTAACCTAGTTCTACTACCGTACCAGCAGTGTTATGGGTACCAATTGTAGTTGTTGGAGAGTAATATATTATATCACCTATTTGTACGGATACGTTTATGTCGTTTGGAAATGTTAGAGTTGTTGTTGGCATATTATACTATTGTTACGGTTACTTTTCCTTGGGTTGTTGAACTATCTACATTTGGCGTTTGTCCATCTGTTGTTTTGTAATAAAATATATCTGTGTCTCCAGCTTCCATTAACGCGTGCGCATGATACACTAAGTCAGTTTCCGCGGTTCCTAAAGTCTCTCCATCAGAGTAAGCACCTCCAGCTGCGTTTTTCAAAACACCAATAACACTCGCTCCTATTCTTATAGCAGCACTGGAAGTCGCGGCAGCGGGTATTGAGTGTACTTTAAATACCTTGCTAGCTAAATTAGCGTCTATATCGCCTAATTGTCCTAAGTAATTAGTACAATCGTCATTTATAAGAATCGCTACACTTCCACCAGCGGGACAATTAACGTTTACAGGGAAAGCATTTGGCTTAACGCTTACGTATTCATCAATATCTAATTCAACAGCTATATCTGCTATACCTACTTTAGCAACTCCCGTAGTATTTGACATCGTAACAGAAGTGGTTCCACTACCTGCGACTTTAGCGCTTATATTTTTAAACTCCCATTCATTTTTTGAAAAAGTTAATTTTTGTCCGTCTGTTAATCTTTGCGCTGCTGATAAAGTAACTTTGTTACCACTAATAGCTGATACTGTTATTTCATCAATAATATTTTCTCCCGTAACAGAGTACCCAGAAGCTATATTTGTTCCATCTGCTACATAAACTATCGTTTTATCAAATCTATCAACAGTAGTTTTAACCGTGTTAGACAACGTCCAAGCACCACCTGTTTCAATATCCCAAGTTGGTATAGTGTGTATATATACGAATTTACTACTAGCTTCCGTCACAGCTCCGGTTTGCGTAAGACTAGCGTTAGCTTTTGTTAACGTACCTCCAGTTAAAGTGCCCGCTATACTTAAAGTCGTATCTTCAGTTGTAGTAAACGTAGCTGTAACAGCTCCTTTTTGAAACAACGTTCCTATTTTCTGTTCGTTAGTAGTAGCAATACTACTAGTAGTATTACCTATAGGTCTTACATAAAAATCATAACTAGTATTAGATGTAACTGTTGGTATCACAATGTTTCTTCTAAAAATACCATTAGAAGGTATTTCTGTTTTTAATATTTTTATAACTGTTTGAAAACTATCTGTATCAAAGTTGTAATAATTACTACCTTGTTTTATGTATAATTCAAACTCAGCGCCGGGATTACCACCAAGTGTTATCTCTCTAGTCTCCCCTGTACGTGATATTGTTTTTGATATTGCCATATTAAATATTAAAATTATTAAGGTTAGTTGGAATAACAGGGCCAGCGCTTGTAGTTAACGCTAATGTAAATGGATCTGGATGATAATCTATATCTAAATCTATAGTTATATCACTTAAACTATCTATACCTGTCGTTTCGTTTTTACCAAAGTAAATCCACATATGAACAATATTATTTGGGTTGTTCACAAGCTCCCAATTAACGTCGTTATTAGGATTTGTAGAATCTACAAAAACTATCTTGTAAATACCTGGGAACTCTTTATACCCAGAAGAAGTAGTTGTATCAACGTCTCCTAATCCTGACGTCGCAAGTTGGAATTTAGATGGCCACTGAGTATGACTGTTAGTAGTTCCAGATAAACTAAGTTCAAAAGTACCACCACCTTGACCTAACTGCTTGATGTTTCTAAAACGAGAAGCTTGAATCATCTCTCCTGGTTTAGGCGTTAGGATAATTTTATAAGCGTTTGATGGTGGAAAAAAAGAAGGGTTATCTAAAAGTCCAGAACTAATAATAGGTATTGCACTTGTAGTAACTATATCTGTCGTGTATTTATTGTTAGTTGCCATATTGTATTAAATGTTTGTCCCAGAATCTTGATCCCCTATATCTTGGACGGTTATCGTAAATGACGTTGGAGTTGATGGATAAACACAACTCCCATCGTCTTGTGTAGCGATTGGATCGTAGTTAGTTGCTGATGGATCAGTGCAACCGGAAACAACTTGTGGTGGAGGATTGTACAAACATGAATTATCATCTTGAGTAGCGTTAGGATTATAATTCAAAGCTGTTGGATCAGTACATCCTAGTATTACCGTTGCTCCTCCTTCAGAACTTTGTCCCTCTCCATTGTCTACTATCGATTGTAAAAGATCTATTCCTTGAAAAGAAAACTCTTTACTATTTAAATCTTTTGCTTCTGTCACAGGTTTTCCTTTCATATAAGAAAAGTACTTACCTTCTTTCTTTTTAAACTCCATCTCTCCAGCTTCTTGTAAATCTGTTATTCCAGATTCTACATACCAACCAGGTTTCCCGATGTTATTGTAGTATTCGTTATCTGGATAAAACACTCCATTTGCATCTGTGTGTCCTAGGTTTTCTGTTATCTTACTTTGAGTTCCTTCGTACTTCATTGAAGCAAAACTTTTAACTGTCTCGGATTGTTCATTAAATAAAACGTCAACGTAAGAATTATAATCATCTCCGTAAAAATTATTTCTTATTTCGTTTACGTGATGTTGCCAAAGCTCACCATTTTTTAACGTGTAATAATTATTGTTTATACTAAGTCCACTTTCTGGTATAAAACTTTTGAAACTAGTCCAACCCTTAGCTGTTTCACTAAACGATAATGTTTTGTCTTTTAAAGTAAGATTATACTCTTGTTTTCTATCATCAAAACTCCCTATTAAAGTACTATTATCTTTTAAATTATCAGCAAAGTAATCTGTCATACCTACGTCTGATATAGGTGTTACACCATCTCCAGATATTCTAAGAACTTTACCTCTTTGTTTATCAGTACAGTACATTCTAAAACTATCCTCAGCATACGATTCTGGATTTTTAGATATACCAAATTCTCCGGCGAAAGAACTTATATCACCTAAAACTTTATTTGTTGATATTACATCTGGATTACCATCAGCCTTGTAAAGAGCGTCTTTATAAGCTTGAATTTTTAATATCTTATCCTCACAGAAAGCTACTAAGTTTGTGTCTCTTGCTTTCAACTTCTGTATACTACCGTAAGTAGGTGGAACATCTTTTGTTATCTTTTCCGCTGCAATAAATTGGTTAAGATTATTTACACTACTATTAGAATTATATATACCAGAGTATATCAATCCATTTGTTCTTTGTTCTTCCTTGTATAGTTCTGGTAAAACTGTAGAAGCTTTAACGCCTTTACCTATCGTAACAGCATTAAAATCATCTCTTATTCTATCTGACTCTACTCCATTACCAAATGAATAACAATTAAAATATGGTAGTCTTATTTTAGAGTTTGTTAAATCTCTATCTAACTTTATTAATACGTAATCCGAAGAATTACCCACGTAGTTATTGAAGTTTATAAAATAGTTTGGAGGAGAGGTATATGTTGGTGGAGAAGTATTTGGCACTACTTGTGTTCCAGGAAACCATCCTGAAAAATACTTTGCTATTGCTGTTGTGTAACTACCGTCTGGTCTTGTAAACTTTAGTTCTATATTGTTAGCTCCTATAAAATTATTTAATATTCCAAAAATACCAGCGGTATTACCGTACGCTGGGTTTACGGGGTTGAACCCAGCTGGAGTTTGGGTTATTGGAAAAAGAGGTTGAAGAACACCAATTTCATTTGTTTTTATATTTAATAATATCGTATCTCCCCCGTGTCCGGTTGGAGCCCAATCATATAAAACAGTGTTATCCGGTAAATGTATCGACCAGTCATTCGAAGTACCACCCAACGGAGATATATTAATAACGTCACTACACGTTACGGTAGAACCATAAGGAGCGAATAACTCATTTGTTTGGTTTGTTAATCTTGTAGGGTAAGCTTGGCTAGCTTCGTAGTATATATCTAACCCTACGTCTTCTCTTGGTTCTGTTTCCCATACTGCTGGATCTTTAGTGAAAGTTGGTTCTTTATCACCCACCTCCATACTTAACACTTGTATCGTGTTGCGGTTAGTTTCATCCATTAATAATCCACCTGCAAGTGTAGTGGTTTGAGTTATATTGCCGGTTCCATCTGTAGGCGTAGCTGAAGCGGTTGTAGTATACTCTCCAAATCCTCTTTTAGTTGGATCCCAAGTTATAGGAACTGGTATACTATCGCTAGTTTCAGTGTATTGCCCGTTAAAATTAAACGGATACAAACCTTCTTCTTCCTCGAAAAATTGATACGTACCTCCATAGGTGGATCCATTTTGAACAGCGTTTAATCTCCAACCTGTGGTTATAAACTTAATGTATAATCTAATACTTTTATTATTCCTCTCTTTTCTTTCTGAGCTAGTAGATGAATAATTTAATATACCTCTTTTCCAACTTTTATCAGGGGGTCCCTCTGTAGTGTTTTCATTCCTACTATCCCCAGGAGTACCGACCACTCTATACACATGCTGAAACGGATCTTCTTTCCATCTAAACAATGTTCCTTCTTGAGACATTACGCTTAAAAAATTTTGATTCTCTTGGGTATTATTACTAATATCATAACCATCTTTATCGTTATCTTTTATTTTATTCAATGTTAACTCCATAGTACACTGTAGATAAGTCTGCGCGTCATTTTCTCTTTTCCCAGTACTATTTCCTTTTATACCATATCCATCGTCTCTATCAAAAGGACCATGATAATTTACGGTTGCTTGAGACCCAACCTCTCCTCTTTCTACGTTGTCAATAAACCAACTCTGACTTACTTCTTCCCAATAACTCCTAGCATCATCAACCGCGGTACCACCTGAACTAGAAGTTCTACTGAGATGGTATTGGTCAATTTGATTTGTTACTGAAAAGCTAGCTGACGCATTACCTACCTCTCTAACCTTTTGATCTAACACGGCGTCTCTAGCTATTTTAACAAAAAACTTACCATCAAACTCTGCTTTATTTTTAACCACTCTTTTAGCGAATTTAACTTGAACGTCCGCTGCTGCTCCTGGGTCTAATATTATATTAGATATAGCACTACTAACAGTTACACTAGGTGAAACTGCACCATCATTTTCCCCTAATAACGGTTTAGATAACTCTACAAAAATATCTGTATCCTTATATATATTAGCAACATCTAACCAACCAGTGTTAGTTCCACCGGTGTTAGATAATTTTATAACAACATCTTCTAATGGCCAACCTATAAAACCAGTGTCAGAAGTACCTACAGCTGTATTACCAGAGTCTGGATCACCAGCTACTAAAGCATCATAAAACACAGATGTATCCCAACTATTTGTAGAACCATTAATATCAAACTTTATAGTTTTACTACCTGGTAAAGCACCGTTAGCCATAACCTCAATAGTGTCACTACCATACATATCGTAGTCTGTTTTTATAAAATCTGGAGCTTCATTTTGTATATCTATTACTTTATATCTAGCTTCCTCATGAACAGCGTCATCACTAGCTGCTTGTTTCTTTAGTATTATAAACCCATCTTCCTTAATTTTATTTCTTTCAGCAGATGGAAAACTTAACCAAAGATTATCATCTTCAGCATCGTACCATCTATCCATGCAAGCGTTATAATATTCGTTTGATGTTTCCTTAACGAAAAATTTAAACGTGTCAACCCAAGTAGGTATTTGATTTTGTAGTTTTGTTACTATACTATTTCTCTTGTCTGACGCGTGTTTTGGAACTGTAAATGAACTATCACCACCGGTAAACACAGGTGTTTCTCTCCCGTATATATCTTTATAAACAACACCCACTTGGTATGTTCTCTGTGATTTTAGAGACTTTTCACCTACTGACCCAGATTTATTATCTGACTGTAAGTTTGCTAATACATTAACTTTGTTGGGTGTGCTTGCCATGTTAAATCTTAGTTTAAATTATAATTTTGTTTGTAGTTTGCGTAAACAATTCTATTCCCTACCATGTCTTGTGCTTTTGCTGTTCTCGGCACATTGTCCCACGGTCTTAGTAATTGGTTAGAAGCTACAGCTGCTTTAACCATTTCTGATGTTATCAACAAAGCTCCTTTGGTTCTAGCGTAATTACCAGCGTTAGTGTTTACGTCAGATCCTCTAGCTGTCCATTCGCTATCTCCATGTTCTATAGTTTGAACTACGTAAACATTGTTTGAGTTCGATTCTTTGTAAACTATATCTACCGCAACAACGTCTCTCGGTAAGGTGTCTTGATCTGGAACGAAGTCCATAACATATAAAGATCTCAACGTGTTTACCATCCCCATATTGTACCCATCTTTTGGTTTATAGTTAAAACCACCTGGTAAAAATGCTGGCTCAGAAAAAGGAGAGTAACAAGAGTATTGATCATCTTGATATTTATATCTATAAGCAAATCTAGGGAATTTAAACTCGTATAGAGGTTTTTCCTGCTTTAATATAGAGTAAAACGTCTCTCCCTGGTTTGTAACTACATGCCCTGGTAGATCACCAGCAATAAAATTGATTTTTAATTTAGCTGTAGCTGAATTACCTCCTGGAACAAATTCTAATAATTCTACTATTATCTCATAATCATTTATTTCAAGAGATCCTTCAAAATCGTTATATCTTCTTAACAATATTTTATCTCCAACTTTATAATTAGGTAGAGTAGTGAAAGTAACATTTACGACACTACCGATTTCAAGTGGGTCGTCATTAAAGTCTACAAAGTTAGTGTCCATGCTAGACGTAAGAACAGAAGCGGATCCGTTATTAAATCTAAAATCAGATGTGTTGCTAAATAATAAAGTCGGAGGATGTAAAGGGGATTTTTTAATAACAGTGAGATGTTCTTCTTTTAAATAATCTGGATTTTCTCTGAAATCTATAGTGTTAGCAGAAGCGTAAGTTATTAAGTTATTATAGTTATCTTTTACTAAGAACTTAGTATGATACAAACCTGATTGGTCTGTTTGTAAATTATTTATGTTTATTTTTTTAGGTTCACTATTACCGTCTGTCCAGTATATAGTTTCATCTATAACATTAATGCCAGTTACTAAATTAGCATTGTCAAAATTTAAAACTCTGTCTGAGTGTAATGTTAATCCTACTCCAGCTATAGCGCTTAAAGAACTTCCAAAAAAAATGTTTGTATCAGAAAAATCATCCATATAAACTTCCCAATCAGAACCTAAGTATTTCATGAGAATGATTTTTATTTTGTTAGCTAAAGTCACGTTTGTGTTTGGAAGAAAGTTACCAACAACACTCATACCTGGTCTTACATTAGTAATGTTATTAGATACAGGTTGTCCTTGTGTTGATATCGCAAATATTCTATTGTTGTTACCACCATAATTTAAACTAGTAGTAACATCAACTCTGTATTTATCTACAACTATAGGAATTAACGAGTCGTCAATAGTGTATTCAAATATATAATCAGTATAGTTCTCGTTATCTGACACAAAGTAATATATTTTATTGTTTGCTTCGTTAGCTACAGAACCAACACATTTAGCTTGTGAAGATAACGTGCCTTGAAAAGAAGAGTTAATTTTACTATTACCTAATAAGGTTTGTAAGGTACCAACGTTAGATCCATCTGAGGTAACTATTTGTACATTTAAAGCCTCTCTGTACTCGCCATTAGGAACAGTTCTTTCGTCTGCGTCCTTATTCATTTTGGCAGCACCGAAACCATGTTTCAATTCTGACATATTTTAGTGTTTTATAAACTTAGATTTACCTCTCATTATTTGAGTAAGTTCTTCTATTTTTAGATTTGATAATCTTAATTTTGCAGTTCTTATTGCGACTGATTTTTGCTGTTGAAAGCTAGGTGCTAAGGGCTGCCCAGCTATTGTTGTTGATAGTATAGCATAAGCTATTGATTTATACATTGCTTCTTCAGCAAATTTATGAACTATCATCTCTCCATCCGTACCTAGTCCGTCACTTATATATTTTAAGATCACAGTTTTTCCAGAAATATTAGAACTAAAGTGGATCTTTCCTTGTAATTCATCTATGTAAAAAGATCCATTGCTTTGTGCGTGTACTGGATCTAATCCTATTCTACCTCCTTGATTAGGCCAATAAGTATCATCTATATAATCATCTTGATTTTCAGATGGAGTTCCTGATTTGTAACTTGTCCATGTATCAGAAAGGTGATCTGTAGCATCTTGCTCTGTCAAACTTGTTCCATCAGTAATATAACTACCATCTGCGTTTTGAGAAATAGCTTTTGGATTAGATGTTTTACTTGTTGGATATATTATATGTTCTATACCAGCAGAATCACTCCATACTAATTTTACATAATTAACATAGTCTTGTGGTAGCGTCATTGTTAGAGATGGTGGTACTTCTATTTCTTGAGATTTGTTAGATTTGAACGTATCGTAACTCAGCTCTTGAATAGCTCTCTGTGCGTGAAAAGCAACATCCGTTCTTTTTACCTTGGGTATAATCTTTCCCTCTCCAACGTAAGCTATCATAAAGTTATTTATTATATGATCTAGCGATATAAATTGATATCCTCCAAAATCGTTACCATTATAATAATCGTGTTCAGTTTCGTTTAATAATCCCATTTATTTATTTTTATGCTTGTTGTCCTAATGCCATTAATTCTTGCTTTTGTATAACTATACCAGCTAACCCTAATATTTTAATTACTAGTGTTGTTTCTTCAGAAGTATGTAGTTCAAAGTTTGTAGCGCTACCAGCGTTATACAATGCTTGTTCATCTACCACAACGTAACCCCACTCTACTTTAGATGGTTTCTTAATATAACTTGCAGAAACATTCATGGTTATACTTGGTGTAGAAAATATTTTTATTCCACTATCCGATCTAGAATATAAAGGTCTAGAAAGGGTTGGTTTAGTCAATGGTGATTTGTTATAGTCTATTAACTCGTCATAATTTATCTCTTGTATTTCAACCGAGTCTTCTGTAGCAGAGCCGTTGTGTCTATAGTATAAGGTTCCTAACTTATACATATTTGTTGGATAAGAAAAATATCCTGACACATAAGACAAAGGTGTTAAAGACCCATCGTTTTTAAATATACTTATTTTTTCATTTAATGTCTTTACGATATCAGAGTATTCGCTTTCATTACCTGGCATTGCTAATGCTTGGTTTAGCTCAATAAAATAACTACCAAATATTTCTTTTTGAGCTTGGTTGGCTAGTAGATTAAACTCTAAAGGAGTTATATAACCTCTTTGTTCTTTGTTAGCTATTGCTAAAACTCTTTGATATACTGTATCTACGTTTACCATAATTTCTTTTTAATTTGTAGTTTACGATCGCCCCGTAGGGCGACCGCTCTACAGTTAGATTAATTTAATCTTTTTTCTATATTTGCATATATTTCCATTCCTTCGTCAGTTTTAAACCAAGCGGCTAAAGCTGAGTATGGGTGTTCTTCAAATGGAACCGTCATTAGTTTTCTATCGTTAGACGCCCATGTAAATGTTCGTTGATCAGAAGATAATCTAATGATATTTGCTTCTGTTGCTTTAATACCAAAGTTTCTAAGTTGAACGTTCTCGTCTGTAACTAGTTCTAAGAACAATTGAGGACTTCTCTTAGCGAACAATAGTAAATCTCTTTTAAGTTCTTTAGAACTCATCTCAGATACTTTAGAACCAAGTTCTACTCTCATAACAGCCTCTGCCATATCTATATCTAAGTTTGTAGCTGCGTTCATAGCTGCAACTTCAAATTCTAACCAGTCTAATTGTGTTTCAGCTATTTTAACTGGTTTGTGCTCTTGAAATAGTTTGTCTCTATGTGGGTGATATAAAGATAAAAGTTTTTGTAGTACAGTTTTATTTTTTGGAACAAACAAAGAACCATTCTTAAATATAATATGTTCTAATCTTTGATCTCCTTTCATCTCATCAACAAAAACGGTTTTTTGATTAGAAGTATATTTTAATTCTCTTTCATATCCTTTTTCTTCGTCCCAATAATGTATCGCGCTACCTCTTACTAAGTAACTTAATGGTGATTTATTACCCATTAAATAGTACATCCTATCTTTTATAACCCACTCATCTTCTTGATGAGGTGTTTTTTCTTGTTTTTTTGGTTTTGGTGTTTCAACAACTTGTGTTTCAACAACAGGTACCTCTACCTCTTTTTTTGTTTCTTTTTTCTTTGCCATAATATAATATATAATAAAATTAATAAAATAAAAAGGCCGAGGCCGAAGCCCCGGTCTTTTAAAATAACGTGCTTAGTTCATTAACATGAAGTTATTAGCACCTTGTGTAACTAAACATCTCTCTGTTAAGTAATGCACTTCCATAACGTCTTTCCCAGAAGTTTGAGCTCCAACAGAACCAGTGATCCAAGTTTTTAACTTTCTGTCGTCAGTTTGAGAAGTTCTGTATCTTACGTGTAAGAAAGGTCTTTTCAAGTTTTTACCTAATTGCTCGTCATAAACTGAAGATACACCAGCTGGAATAACAACACCTCTAATTGCGTTAACAGTGTCATTTAAACCTCCTCTTGTACCTTTGTCATTTAAGTATTTGAAATCAGATTTGTAGAAGTCATAAGAACCTCTTCTGAATCCAGAGAAACCTAAATTTAAAGCCATATCTTCTTCGTTGTCGAATACTCCGTAAGAAGTACCTCCAGCTCCGTAAGAATTCATAGAAGCTAGCATGTCATCCATTGCAAGAGACGTAGCTCTATTTACAAACATCATGTTTTCTTCGATAGCGCCGTTTTGGTCAAACGCAGCTAAGATAGCGTCAAACTCAGCTAAATCAGTAGCAGCATTAACACCAGTAACACCAGTAGTTTGATGACCTCTTGTAGTGATAGCTTGGAATAAACCTTGCGTACCATCTTGTAAAGCACCACCATCAGTACCACCTATTGCTCCAGCGTCAGCGTGAGCAGTTTCAGCTTCTAACATAGTCATTTCTAAGTAATCAGTAAATCTAGCTCTAGTATCACCTTCAGCTTTTAAATACCACATATAACCATTTTGACCTTCTTCACCAGCTACTTCAACCCAACCAACTTGAGATACATCAGATCCAGATACCTCGTAGTAATCTTTCATGATAATGTGTTTGTTAGAAAAAGATTTAAACTTTGGACTATTAGCAGAAGATCTACCATCAGTTCCTTTTTCAAATTCAGAACCAATAACTAATACTCTATGCGCTTCAGATGTAGTAGCTGTAGAGTTTAAAGCGTCAGCATCTGCCATGTTAGCGTCAGCATAAGCTAAAACTGTAAATTCAGCAGCGTTATCATTATCTTCATTAATATGAGAAATATAACCTTTAGCTGTAGCTGAAGCGTTAGACATAATAACCATATCACCAACTCTAAGACCGTGGTCAGTACCTACAGCGTTTCCGTCCATATCGTTCTCTACTTCGTAAGTATTATTAGAATCTTTATACTTACATGTATAGGCTAGATGTAATCTACCTTGTTCAGACCATATAACTCTATCTGATGACGAAGCTTCTTCAGCTCCAACTTGAGATAAGAATCCTGCGATCGTTCTTTTACCATAAATCTCAGCTTCTTTCTCCATAAGATCTGGTAAGTATTGTTGCGCCCATCCTTCCGTTGCACTAGACGTAAAGTCTATATAGTTTGAGGATAGCGTTTGTTTACGTGGAGCCGCATCTGGTCCACTTGCACTTGTAATTGCCATTTTGTTTTAATTTTTAATTATTTACTTTTTTTTAATTTTAAACGTAGCGCCTGAATCACTATTATCCATTACTCTCATCGTAACGCCATCAACCGTAGTTCCTCCGTATGACTGTCTTGGAGCCATGTTAATGTTTTTAGATTTAGCCATGCTTTCTTTCAAAGCATCAGCTTTACCTTGTTCGTAAAAATGATTTGCAATAGCATCAGAGTTCATAGCAGTAAACATAGACTTGTGGTAACCAGTAGCATCTTCCATTTGATTGTTTTCGTTCAAGAACTTCTTGACAAAATTGTTAATATCACTTTGGCTTTCTTTTACTTGGTTTGGATCTTTAACGTTAAACCTATATTTTTTGTCTCCAACTTTGTATTCAAAACCTTTGAACTCATCGTTAAAAACTTCTTCAGTTTTATTTAAAAATCTATTCTTTGCTTCCTGATGAATCTTTTTAGTACTCTCAGACTCTTTGTTGTGTCTGTTGAAAAAATCCATAGCCTTTTTAGCTTCAGGCGTTAACCTTGACCCAGCTTTGATCTCTTCATAATATTTGGATTTGTGCTCTTCCAATTGAGTTTTAGCGCTGGCAACTTGCTCTTTAAGCGCTAATTTTTTTCTTTTAATATCTCTTTCCTCGTCTACATCTTCGTCAAATGAAAACTGATCTTCCATTAGGAAGTCTATTTCATCTGCTTGTAAATGAGGTTTTGTTGTTTTATAATATTCTCTTAATAGAGTTTGGTTATCCATTTCAGAATAATCTCTATTTAACTTAACGTAGTCGTTTAAATCACCCCCTGTGTCTTCCATGAAGTTCATTAACTTCTGAACGTTTTGAGGAAGTTCTTTTCCTGTTTCAATTGATTCTATAATTTCCTTCTCTACAACCTCAGCTACTTTTTCAGCTTCAACTACTTCGTCTGTAACTTCTTGTAGCGTAGGTACCTCTTCTTTTGTCTCAACTTTTTCTTCTGGAACTTTTATTTCCTCAACCGGTTTTGATAAATCTACCTTAGTTATGTCTTCAGCTTTCTTAGCTAATTCCTTAAGATCAACCTTAACAACGTTTTCCTCTTGTTTAAACTTTTTTGCTTTTGGTTTTTTGATCTTTAATTTTTCAACTTTTTCGTCTACTTTTGGTTCTTCTTTTTTTGCCATAATATAATATAATAATAGTTAATAATTTGTTTGTTATTTTTAGCTAGGCTCAAACGCTCCTAGTCTCATACCTCCACCTATAACATCATTACCGGAAGATTCGAATCCTTTAGTCTTTATTATGTTAGCTGCTTTCTTATCTTCCATTCTTGATTCGTGTCGGTTTTTTGTATCTAAGTTTCTTGTCTCTTTTTCGTCTTTCATAACCTCCTTAGCCATGTCCTTATTTTTCATCATCTCCAACTCCATTTGCTTCATTTTCATGTTTAATTCGAACTCATGGTCCATCAACATTTTCTTAACTTCAGCTTCAACGTGTAACGTACCTTTCTTTATTTCTCCTTTTTGAGTTTCGATCTTAATTTCATTTTCAACAGCGGCAGCAGCTTTTTGCATTTCGGCTTGAGCTGCAGCTTGAGTTTGTTGTGCGTTAGCCTCTGCTTGAGCTTGCATATTCTCTTGTTGCATCTGCTGGTCTTTCTGCATTTTCTTTTTTCTTCTGATTTTAAGAAGTTGGTTTGCTAACTTGATATTTTTAATTTCTCTTAAATCAATAACATCTTCTAAATCTATCGTTTGTTGAGAAAGAGCAGTTTGTATATTGTTTTCTAACAATTGTTTTTCCTCTTCATCTGGAGCTAACTCTAAGAATATACCAAAATCATAAAGATGTAAATTCTTCATCTCCTGAAGTGTAGCTACATTGTGAGATCCAATAGCTTGTACAAAAGCATTTGCTGTTGGAGAGTATTCTAATATATCTGATATTCTTAAACAAAGTTGCTCACATATACTTTGTGTTATAAACGCTCCACCTTGTAATATATGTCTTGTTGCTGTATTCGAATTAGCTGCTGCTAGTTTTTGTACTCCAACTAAAGCTTTTGGATCTGGAGTTGCAGCGTCTCTAGCTTCGTTTAACCCGGTTGTATCTCTAATCATTTGTAGATAATAGTTATACGTACCTATTAAACTCTGCATTTTAGCTCCACCACCAGATTGTATTTCTTGAATAGGAATTTTACCACCGTTTTGAGCGCCATCCATAGTCATTGATCTACCTATAATACTACCGGTTTGGAAGAACATGTTTAAAGCTTCTTGTGGGTTGTAGTTAGTCCCGTTACCTAAGTCGATCTCTGCTAAACCATCTGCGTCTAAATATATTCCATCTGGAATCATTCTAGACATAACTTGTTGAAGCTTTAAATGAGTTAACTGTATCATATCAGCAAATCCTGTTATTCTTCCTACAAGTGATTCTATTCTTCCCTCGTACATTCTTGGAGCTACTATAGAGTAATTCATAGTAACTTTATTGAAGTCACTTTTAGGGCGCATCATATTTTTAGCCTTTTCCCACTTAAGCATTTTCTTAGTTCCTAACACTAAGGCTCCTTCGTATAAACACTCTATTTTTCTACCAATTCTTTCAAAAGCTAAATCTTCCCCTGTTGGTGGGTTGAAACTATCATCTTTTTCTATAAGTTTTTGTAAGCCAGTTGATGTTTCTTTTACTTTGTAAACTTCATGAATATAAGTCTTGTAATTAAAATAAAGAATATCTATTTTATTTTTATCTTCTTCATGACGTCTACTATTAAACCTACCATTATATTTATTATTGTTTTTCGTAATATCCTCTAGTTCTCCCTCTGTTATATCTGGGAATTGTTTTATTAGTTCGTTTATTGGAATAGACTTAACTTCTCCAACGTAGTATATGTCATCAAAATAAGGGGAGTCAGTGTGAGAGTAAACTAAGTTAGCTGGATCAACGTATTCTATTGTAACTCCTTCAGCTGTGTTGAAAGTAGTTTTTGAAGCAGCGATACCACAAACGGTTAAATCATATATTAACCTCTTTCTAGTTAAGTCGTATTTATTTCCGTCAAGTAGAACGTTGATAGCTTGTTCCTCCGCTATCTCCACGGCTTGTTTATAATTCAATGACATGTGTAAATCTAGTTCCTCTTGAGTTTCTGGTATGTCCTCTTCTTTATTTTCTTTTAAATCAACGTTCATCAAGTTCTTAGCCATTTGATCGAACTCTTTAGCTTTCATGTCGTTAAGTATACCTTCCATATAAGCTGTTCTTTTTTCTACTCCATACGGATCTTGAGAATAAGCTTTTATAGAATATTGTCTTTCTGATATACCGTTAACAACAATATCTACGAACTTAGGTATAATTGGCACTGGTTTCCAATCTAGGTTCAAGTAAGACAAATCACCATTAATAGATAATTCATCTTTATATTTTTGTATTGATTGTTCTCCTCTAGCGTATAATCTTAACTTGTGATAATTATTAATGTAGTTAGAATATCTATTATTTCCGTTTCTTTCTCCGTCAAACCATTCAGCTTCTATAGCTTGCGCGACTCTCAACCCATAATCATGGGATGATTTCTCGTTATCGCTAACTACTTGACTTGGAAAATTATGATTACCTCTCATATTATTTTTTAATTAATTTAGACATACCACCTGTATTTGAATATTTAGCAATATTGATGTTTAATTTTGGTTTTTCTATATTTGCGTTTGGAGTATATAAATGTCTATTGCAAGCCATTATAGCTAAACCAGAACTAATAGATGCGTCAAATTTCGTTCTTCTATTTATATCAAATCTACTCCAATCGTTTAATGTTTCGTTGAAATATATGTTTCCATAATTTCCATCACCTAAGTGACCAACGTGATCTTGGATATACATCTCAATAGCAGCGGCATGAGCCTGTTTAATATCCTCACTTGAGTTAGGTATTCCACCTATTTCTTTTTCTGTTACAGATAGTTTGTTCCAAGTTTTATCTGGCCTGTTCATCGAGTAACCTCTATATCCTCTCCTTCTTAAATAGTATAACAACCTTGGTTTGTTATTCTCACAGAGTAATGGCATTCCATAAAATACTAAAGCCATCAATACGTCTTCAAAGAATATCTCAGCTGTTTGGGGTCTAGCTATATATTCCAGGAACATATGGTTAGGTGGGCAATCTTCCATTGAAAACTTCGTTAATCCGTGTAAAGCTCCATTAGATCCTTTACCATCAACAGTTCCTGATATATCGTAACTATCACATCCAAAAGCTCCCATATGTTCGTTCGCAGGATATTTAATACCGTTCTTTTGAATTATCTTACTCTGCATATGTTGTGGAGGTGTCCAACTTATTTTAAACCTACCCTTTGGATCTGGGTAAAATATAACTCGCGTGTCTTTGACTCCATTCACCCATTGGAAATTCCCAATATTAATATTTGCAGTGCTACCTATTCCTTCATTATAATCTATCTGTTCGTATATTTTGACGAGATTAAAAATACTATTCTTAGCCTCATCTCTAAACGCATGTTCTGTAGTTCTTGGGAATTGCCTGTAGAATTCATTTAAACCATCACTATCTGATTTTAATCCTTCTGCTTCGTTTTCCCAATGTTCTATTATACCTACATCTATTAGTTCACCGTCTGGTCCGAGTACATCATGATCTGGACTATCAAAAACTGGATGTCCGAATTCATCAATAAATCCCTCGTAGTTCCACTCCATTGGGATAAACAGAGAATATAAACCAGACTTTGTTTGTCCGTTTTTGTTTCTTGAAGTAACATCTGAAGCATTGTATAATTTTTTAAAATTACTTCCACCTTTGTCTAAGGCGTTAGAAGTTGAACCCATCATACATTTACCAACAATCCTACTACCTAACCTTAAACACGTTTTTGTAACTCTCCAGTTGTTTAATATGTTGTCTGGTCTTTCCCACTTACCACTTTCATCATGAACTAATAAGTTAAGTTTTTCTCCATCGTAACTATTATCTCCCGTATTCTTCCAATCTATAGTTGTATCTAATCCTTTAATATCTTCGAGTTGTTCGTTCTCTGTAATCTTCTTTCTCGTAAACTTACTAGCGGGTACACGATAAGCCAACTCGGATTTTGGACGATCCATTCCATCTTGTATAGGTTTAAAAAAGAACGGGTAGTTAATTGATATAGGAACAACTTTATCTGTAAACATTTTTTTTGCATCTGCACCTGATTTTGATAGTATACCGTATCTACTATCACTTGATATAGTAGCTAAATTAACTGTTTCTGCTGACGACATAAAAGAAAATCCTGATCTACGGTTTTTAAGGTAGCATATTCCGTAACATCTTTTATCTGCTTTACAGGCTTCCCAGAATATATAGAACAATCTGTTTGCTTCTCTAAAATCTGGAGCTCCAACATCAATCTTACTCCATTGTAAATACATATAGTGCGTACCGGTTATCCAGGTTGGTTTACCATTATTCGTGAACCAGAATCCTTCATCTCGTCGTTTAAATTCTTCGTCTATATAATCGTACCATTTTTCTTTACTGCCTTCCGGATAACCCCTCCAATCGAATATGTTCTTGATCCTCTGGAGCTCTTTAGGATATTCCTGCTTAACCCACTTATTCTTTGGATGCGTATATACTTCTTTAGGTGGTTTCGGTAGCGCTATAATTAAATTTTGTATCTCTATAATCTCACCTATAACTCCATTGTGCGATAACACAATTAAATCATGTTCTTTGTTGTAACCGTATTTCCATTTCTTACCTCGATTCATTCTAGTGATCGTGGTTTTTTTAATAGGCTCAACTGTATTAACTAAACTTTGCTTGTACATTACTTAGATCTACCTTCTGCGAATCCTTTAAAGACTTTTTTCTCTGCCTCTTCAGGTGTTTTGCCCTCGAGTAAGTTCTCTTCTTCTTGAATTCTGTTAAGTATTTCGAATGCGTCAAATATAGCTAATTTTTTAGTAGCCGCGGCATTTTTTAATCTATCTGCTGATATATCGTCGTCTGAATCTACGATAGGTTCTTTAGCAACTTTAATCAGTTCTTCTACTGCTTTCTGCCCAGCTTGGATTATACTCTTCTTCGTTTCCTTCGTATTCATATTTAATTGTAATAAATTGTGTCATAACTCTATATAGCCTCTTTCCATCGACTACAAACTCGTATGTTGAAAAAGGTGTGAATCCTACTAGATCTCCTTTTTCGTAAGAACCATCAGTATGTTTAACTATACCAATACATGATTCTTCTTGATCTACTTCTAAATTTTTTCTTTCCTTAATAGGTTGTACAAAACAATATCCCTTAGGAGCTTTCCACTCTCCGTTTCTTTTATATAAAAATATTTGATCTTCTTTCACGAGATAAGTATTTTCATTAAAGAAACTTCTACTATTTCTTTCTTTACCTTTAACATCATGCCAACGTCTAAAAACATTGTGGTGAGTTACAATAACATCTCCTGATTGTATCTCTGATTTAAAAGCAGTGGGAACAGATTTAACAATAGCTTGTCTATTCACAAACTGGTGATTATAAATCTCAGTGTTAAGTATCAACTCCGAAGATCCGACGTTAGTAGTATTGTTATATCTATTTCCCTTTGGCTCTATAACGAAGTCAAAAGGCGCTTTCATTATTTTTTCGGGTCCTTATGTTGTTTCTCAGATTGAGTCTTATGAAAATCTTCATGCTTCGCTGACATAGTATCCGGATTATGTCCTTTTATGCCTTTTTGAAAATCTTTAAGTTTACCATGTTTTAATGGAGTGGCAAATGCCTTTAGCGGTGTATTTCTCATAATTTTAATATTCTAAGTTATATTCTATAGATATAGCCATGTTCTTGTTAAAGTCTTTCCAAGGTAAAACATCTTTATTCTTCTTAATATAAATAGAGTATTTATCTTCCTCTTCTATTATATCAATAATTTTATGTCCCCCGTAAACCTCTTGACCCACAGCGTAATGCATAGCGTCATTTTTATAGTCTTTACCTACGGTAATTTTCCTAATTAGTTTGCTCATCTTTATTATGATTTATAGTACCATCTTGAATATTAATATCAGCTGTACCATAAGTCTTTTCAAACTCAGCTTGCAGTATACTTAATTTTTCCTGTAAAGTTGAAACGTAATGTAATAAATTATGTTTTTTACTTTCAAAACTTCCAATTTCCATTTGAGCTCTATTTAAATCGCTCACTATTGATTGTACTTGATTTAATTCTTCGTTTGTAACTTTAGAAGGTTTTTCAGCCTTCAACTCTTTAATTTTCTTTGCTGTGTTTTTTGCCATTTTATTTAATTTAATTATTGTTGTTTTTATAATGAGTTTCTACTTAGTATCTCCGCGTGCACGTCTGTTAGCTCTTGTGCGGATAATTCTTTTTCATAAAGAAGTAGTTCGTACATAGTTCCATCAAAATCTCTATCTGGAGCAGCTGATCTACCACCTATTTGATCACACCCGAAAGTACCAGACGGAACTGGATTATTAGTTGAACTTTCTTGAGTTAGTACGTCTCCATTTTTATATACTACTAAATTTCTACTAGTATCTTTAGTCATTGTTATCATAAACTTCTCGTCTAATGGAAAAGGGGTCGATGATGGAAATTTTAATACAGATGCCGAAGCTGATTGTCTGTATCTCATTTGATCTGCTTGTTGAAATTCTAAAAATATCGTACCGTCATTATTGTCTCCTAATATACAGTTTTGACTATCATAACTTACTAACTTTGCTACTATGATCATAGTGAAAGCATTGCTAGCTCCTATGTCTACAGCTGATCTTAAATCGTAATGATCTGAATTATCGTCTACAAAAAGAAGTCCACCTTCACTAACAGAGGCATGGTTGTCAGAGTTGCTTTGAGACATGTGGTTGTCATTACCAGAAGAATCAGTCCATTGCCCCTCTGCTACATTTTTATTGTTTTTAAACCAAAACGCTAAATCACTTATAGCATCAGGAGTTACTACGCTATCTAAAGCCGCTCCTCCCGTTAAACCACCTCCTAATCCTAACACTAGTATCCGTAGTAAAATATAACTCCACCTGCTGTTGAGGCTGGAGGCGTAACGCTAGTCCATCTACCGTATACTGTAATTCCCTTTGGAAAACTTGTTGCACCGTCTGTTTCAGCAGCACCTCCACCGTTATTAGCAACAGCGGTTGTATGGCTAAAGTAAGCCGTGTCCACGACACCTGTATCAGCTACCATAGCAGATAAAACAGTGTCCTCTAAAAAAGTCATAGCCACTATAACTTTTCCACTTGGAGGAGTCACAGCAACCGCTTCGTCACTAAAACCACTTCCTAGTTGACCGAATTGATAAGCTACTTCTGTTGAATTTTGTCCCATTATTTTTTTGTTTTTTCTAGTGATCTACCACCGAAGTAAGCTCCAATCACTGTTATTAATACTAATTGTAATAAGTCTGTCCATTTAGCTTCAACCGTAAAGTTGATAGCACCAGCATCGATGAATATCAATAATACTGTTGCTATAACTAAAAATACTAAAACTAATGGTCTAACGTTTTTGCTCAACCAAGAGTCAGATTTCATATCTGCGTTCCATCTTGATGAGATTTCTTTTTCTAGTGTTATTTGATAAGAAGACACTAACTCTTTTACTTTTCTTTCAGCTTCAAGCTTTTCTTCTTTAGATGTGTGTAGGTTATCTATAACTCCTCCTACGCCTTCTACTAAGTCTTTAGCTCCACCTGAAAATATCGTTCCTAATATACTCATGATTAATATTTCTCTGGATCTTCTTTACTATATATCTTAGTTGGAGAACGCATTTCCATTGGTGCTTCTCCAACTCCACCCATTGTATCATTTGTTTCTAATCCTTTAATATCTTCACCTGGCTTTAGTTTTTGTACATACATACCGTTTTCATCTTCTCTAATTTCAGAATAGTCTTGTACGGCTACTTGGGGATAATCTTCAGGGTCGTTACCTGACAATTTAAACTGAGCCTCAAAATCATCTTCATCAACTAAGTCACCAACTTTGTAATTTAACTTTATTTGTCTGGAAAGATATATTTTCTCAGTTGGGTCAACTTGTTCTTCTCCACCTACTGCTGCTTGCATTAGTGGACTTAATCCATTTATATTCATATTTATAAGTTTTGATGAGGAGATGTCCCCTCGTTTAATTTACCTCCTATTGTTTTTTTTTACCTGTTTTTAGTTTCATTGGCATCGCAGTATCTCCTTCCATAGCTTCTTTAGCCTCTTGTTTTAATAACTTTTTTCCAGCTTCAGCATCTTCGTTTTCATCACCACCACCAAGGCCAAGTTTATTACCTACGTTACTTAATAGGTTCTTACCTTTATTCATCATGTTTTTACCAAATTTTGTCTGTCCCAACAAAGCTCCAGCAGCCAACCCAACAAGTTTATTAGGGCTATCTCCAGCTTCTTTCATTTGAAACGCAGAAGAAGGTGATCTACCATCTTTGATGTTCGCTGTCTCTGATTTTTGATTTATCCCAGGGAGTGTATGTCCCTTTAATTCGAATTTTGCTTTTGATTTTCTTCCCATTGTTTTTGTTTTATGTATTTTTCATAACACGAGTGTTAAACTTATTATCTTTCTTACCGAAGTTAAGATCTTTCTTGGCTTCTTTTTTAGCTTTCGTACCTACTTTGTAGGCTAGTTTTTCCCACGGAAACTCTTTCCACCCTTCTTCTCTCCATTCTCCGTTGTATTTTATTTTACCGTCTTTTCTTTCGTATTTCTTACCTCTCCAAGTAACAGCATCATCTGAATATCCTAATTCACCTTTTTCCATCCTAGCCATATGATCTCCTTCGTGAGCTACAACTTCTGCTTCTAATGGACTTCCTTTTTCAATATTCTTATTCACAAAGATAGTACCGTCGTTATTAGCTTCACCAGCTATACCGCTGTCTAGTTCTTTTCTTTGAATTTTAAACACCATGTTCTTGTGTTCTCCCGTGCCTTTTAATACCGATCTATTTAGTTTGAACGCCATATTATCTTTCTTTATCTTTTATCATATCATCTATAGATTTATTGAAAACCTTGTCAGTATATGTTTTATTATTATAGAATACACTTCTCTCAGAAGTGGGTAAATCCTCTTCACCTAGTAAAACTCTATATATTCTACTTATTAGTTGAGAACATCTGAATGATGTTTTAAATACCGAGTACTTTATTGTTGTTCTGTTTCTGTGTCTCCAGGTTTCTATCCAACCTGCTTTTTTAAGTTTCACCCAACGATTATTATCCCAACTCATTGTGTAGGTACCATCCTTAAAACCTTGTCGTGTAAATCTTCCTTTACAATCTAAATAAATTAATAATTCTAAATCTGCATCTGTTAACCCGTAAGTCTTACAGGCCCACTTTCGTGTGAGCCTGTAGTACTTAAGGATGTTCATTTCACGCAGATCCTGCGCGGTTAATCTCATTCAAGATTAAGCTACGTCAGCAGCTGTAATAGTAGTTGCGCCTAATCCAGAAACAATGTTTAACGTTGTATCAACATCGTCTGTAATAACAACAACTTCATTACTACGTTTGTGTACAAATTTAGCAAGCGCGTTTAATACGTCTTTTAATCTAGCGGTAGAAGTACCATCAGCACAAGCTATAGATACAGCTTGTTTGTTAGCACCCATAGTAGCACAAATTAAAGCGTCGTCAGCAGCATGCCAAGTTGTTTGAGACAAAGGTACAGCCATAGCTGCTTCAGCAGTGTCTTTAAACATAATCATAGTGTCCATAATTTTTGTTTTTTTTAATTAATAATTCGTTTTCGTTTTAAGTTTTAGGGTTTAGGTTTATGGTTTTGGTTAATCTATTAATACCACGTCCATTTGTTTTATAACATGGTAAAATTTGTCTTTATGCTGGATTCCGTGTCCAGCGTGTTTATCGTAGTGTATTATATCGTTCTCTTTAATTCCCTCAACGATATTCCCAATAGATATTACTTTTGCCTTTAAATACCTATTGTCTTCATCTGTTT